GCCGCGAGCAACTCCTCCACGCGAGTATCCCTTAGTCTTCTTCATAGCGCCACCCTTGGCGTATCCCTTGGTCTTCTTGGTCATGCCGCCGCCCTTCATCTTGCCTTTGCCGTCTGCCGCAAATGCTGGGACCTTCTTGCCATCCTTCATCACCATTGGCATCTTGCCGCCAGCGGCATAACCCTTAGTCTTCTTCATAGCACCACCCATTGCATAGCCTTTGGTCTTCTTCATAGCGCCGCCTGCCTTAGCCGCCGAAGTCTTGGAACCCGACTTCCGCATTGTACCACTGGTGATCTCTTTCGAGGTCATTCCGCGATATGGGCTTCTCTTTGAGCCCGTCATCTTGGATACTTCGGTCTTTGGTGGAACCTTCAGAGATGCCCCGGCCCGGATCTGGTTTGCGTTTTTGACCGATGGATTCATTTCCATCAGCTTCTTGACTGTTGTGCCTCTGGCTTTTGCAATCGCTGATAACGAATCTCCTGACTTGATCTTGTAGCTTCCCGACTTGTTTTCCTTCACAGCCTTTGCTGTATCACGGAAAGACATTTTTCCACCCCTTTTTTTTGAAACGGGTTCCATCGGGGCTGTTGCGCCAGACTTACGGCGCATCTTCTGTTGACGTTCAAGGTCTTTCTTTTGTTGCTCTTTTGTTTTACCTGTTGTCATGGCCCCCTTTTTTGAGGCCGTTGGTACTATTTTGATCGGCACGACGAATCTCCTTAGCTGATCTGGACTGTAACGGTCCCTGCTGTCACGACAAGCGCTGGCGGAGGACCAAACGGGTTCAATGTTTCCTGACTCAATGCAGGGTATTTGAAGGTGACGCCTTCTATGAATCGATCAGGTCTTGGCTCAAGCAAAGACTGAGGATCGAATATTTTTAATCGGCCCAGAAAGTTCTGTGGTTGATCTGGATCGAATACATCCTTACCGACACGAAAGCCGGTTCTGACACCGTCCTTGTATTCGTGTACAAGCTCATGTAGTGGGTATCTGAATCCTGTTTTGTCGCAGAATCCGAATGCCTTGCTTCCCTTCGCGTATAACGGCATCTAGATACCCGATGTATAGAATGTACTGTACGGAATAAACCGCAGAGAAGCAGACTCCTGATCTTCCCCTGCCGCTAACTGGAACTGAAATTCATATTCCTGTTTGAGGGGTGCCACACGATCAGAGACTTCAGGTCTCTTCATTGCAATGTAGTACGCCATCCCTGCAACCAAGCATGGTACGAACCGTGGTGGGACATCTGCTGTCCCTGTTACCCCTTCCGAAATACTTGATATGCCTTGGAGGCGATAGTACGCCAATGTGTAAGTTTGCGTTGAATCAGGGACAGGCCACAATGTAACTGTTGTTTCAGTTGCGAGCCTACGGATGAAGCCTTGTGTCGGGCGTCCTTGAGTATTCTTGTTAGTCTGCTGTGAATACGTTGATACGCTGATTCGTTCGATGTTTGAGTCAATTTGGTTCTCCCCTGACCCTGTACGCAATGACATTTCAATCAGGTCAATTGTATCGGTCGGTAATGTGTATGTTGATGTGCCTGCTGATAAAGCGATTGTTCCGGGCTGTATCGTCCATAGATTCAGTCCTCGGTTCTGCCACTCCAAAGTCAACAGGTTGAGTGAACGCCGCGCTGTCTTGAGATCGTAACCAGTACGCATTTGAAGACCTGCGCGTTCATACGCTTCTTCAAACAGTTCCGGTAGATCTGGTGTTACAACTGCCATTACTTCTTCCTGTATGTTCTCGTCTTCTTCGCAACCGCTTTAGGCTGTGACGAAAACTGTTTGCCCTTTTTGGTATCCGCTCTCTTCTTGCGCGTAGTTGCGGAGTATTCTTTGGACGTGAGCGCTCGGATAGCCTTGGATGGCAGATAACGCTCCCCAGTGGCCTTTGACCCTTGCGTCGAAGGCTTCCCTGATTTCGTGCGCCACTTTTGTTTGGTCCACGACTTGAGCGACTTCTGTGGTTTTTTCAAAGCCATCAGTCTTTGTATCCGCCGCCTGCTTTCTTATAACGCTGGGCGAGCATCTGTGCTTTTCTTGCACTCCATTGACCGGGTGCTCCGCCTTTTCCGCCAGCTTTGATCTGGTTAAATAAGCGCTTTCGTAGTGAGGGTTTGGTATAGTTACCGGCTTCATTGACACGACTCTTACCGCCTTCCTTCATTTTTGCGACGAAAGATCGATTAGGTGCCATTCGCGTTTGATAACTCCGGACCGCTTCAATGTCTCTTTCATCAGAACCAGTTGAGGGGATTCCGCCGCCTGATTTTTTTTTCATCTTGCGATTACCGGTTAGTTGTTTGCCCATCTGAGAACGACTGATCATTTCTTGACCTTGCCGCCCTCTTTCATCATCCGTGGTGCTGTTGCGACACCCGGCTGAACTGGGACATTGCGTGGGTTCTGCATGACTTCTTCTTCCTTGGCCTGCATCTCTCCACCCCTCTCTCTGAGTAGTTTTGACAGCGCCGCTCCACCAAGTCCTAAATACTTAAAAGAATCTGGGTTCTTTCTCAGCGCTCCTACTACACTCATGTCTTGCGGCTTAATGCCTGCATCACGAGCCGCTTTCAAAACCCCCATCCCGCCTAGCTTCATTTTAGTGACACCTTCTAGAGACTTAGCCTGAGCCGCGTGAGTCTTGCTGGCCTTCTTCAGCCCTTTGATCACTTTGTTAATTCTCTTCTTGCCTTTCATTACCATTTGACCTTATGTGACCAGTATTTTGCGCTGAGCTTACTGGTGGGTTTTCCTTGGGCGTTGTGCCTTGCGTAGTACGACTTCTTCCGTGCTTTGTCTTTCGCGGTCGATGGACTCTTGCCTGCACCTTTCACCCCCTGTTGACCAAAGCGAATGAGCTTATGCTTATCCCCTTCCTTGGCCATCACAACATGAGATTTTGTTTTGTGGCTCGGGGTCTTCTTCGGCTTGTTCACGCCGCTGAGACCAAGCTCTTTCATTTTACTCTTGACGCGCTCTGGAGTGCTCATTTATGACAAAAAGAACGTAACCGAATCACACGCTGTGAGATCCAAATAAACGCTTGTCTCAAAAAGAATACCGTTATCTGGAATATTCACTGTGATCACATCAGACGTTGTGAAAGTCATACTGAGCCGAGTTGTCCCACTAGCGCCACCATCCTTAACAACGATAGCAGGACTTCCCGAACTTGAAGTCGTAGCCACGATCTGACGCACACGAGAGCGCTGACCGTAGATCTCTCCGTCACCAGTACGCGTAACTGAAATTACATCAGACATTGCCATGGCTTACCCCTTATTACTGATCGGCAAATGTTGGTACTGTAGCTGATACTACATTGCCCCACACATACCAGTTGGTGGAATCTTTCGCAACGATGTTGATTTCCATTACACCGAAATCTACAAGCGTCAACACAGAGTTCGAGTTACCGTCTGAATATACGGCTACGTTATCTGCGTTTGTGTCAAGATGCTGGATGCCACCGATGTAAAAATTTGTATCGGACCCTGTGTCGATGATCAGGTTTTCTGTTTCTGTCGCCGCGCCACCATAGATGATTTTAAAAGTAGAGCCTGCAACAGGTGATGGAAGTGTCACTGTGCGATTCGCAGTGATAGCAGGAACAACGATAACTCGTCCGCTATGCGCCGCGTTTGTGAGAGAAACGTTAGCGTCAGTTAGCTCAACAGGAGCCCCACCAAGAGTTGATACTTCAGTGATTGTGCCTGTTGTTGTGTTTTTGCTGATCGTTTTGAAAGTGGTTTCGGACCGGACTGGTCCTGTGAAAGTTGTGTTAGCCATGTCATTCTCCTGTCGTGGCTGGTGTCAAATTCTGCAACTGCGGAATTTGTCAGGAATAAAAAGGGGCCCGAAGGCCCCTCTATACTTAGGATGCTCCGGGTGAACCGAAGATTCCAAGTGGGTCAGAGACACCGAATGAGTAACGCTCACGCGCCTTGTAGCGCACGTTACCTGTGTCGAAGTCACCGTCCATAGACGTTTGCATTGGAGTCCGCTCGAAGTGCTTCATTCCGTTTGGTACATCTGTGACAATGAAGAACGCATCGTTGTCAGTCAAGTAGTGGTTGACACGATAGCCTTCTGGGATTGACCCGTTGTTTTTGAGTGCGTTGATATCGTTATCCGCTGTACCAACACGCAGATCTGTTTCGAGCAAACGAGTTGCAACGAACATCAATGCAGGTGGCACGATCAGCTTACGAGGACGGGCCGCGATCAAAAGACCACGCTCATCTGTAAACGCCGCGATATCAATCACTGACTGCTCAAGAGAAGTCTCGTTCAAGTCAGCATCTGTTGACAGCTTGTTACGGTTGCTTCCGCCTTCAACTGTTGGATGATTGGTTGCAAACAAAGTTGTACCGTCTCCTGAGTTGAATGTTGTGAAGCCGTTATTCAACAGTGCCGCCGCTTTTGTCTGCTTGGTGTACGCCATTGCACGAGCAAGTGCCTTCGTGTAACGAGCAGACAGTGAGTCGTACAGGTTATCTTCCATTGCTTCCTCAGTGATTGAGAAGCCCATGGCCACTGTTTCGTGGTTGTAACGTGCTGTGAAAGACTCTTGTGCAGAATCGTATGTGATTGCCGCACCTTCGTTCTTCACAGGAGCCGCGCCAAAGCCTGACAGCTTGACTTCTTCCTCGAACGAACGCTCAGAGTTTTCAGTTTCATAGATCTCAGCATGCTCGTTTTCGTACTTATCGTACTCCAATCCGAACAATGCATTGAGTCCCGGTAATAGCTCTTTAAGGAGCTGGGAACGTGAAATAGCCATTAGTTAGCTCCTTATGCTAAGCCGAGTGAGTTGTGATATGAATGAACACCCACATTGAGCTTTACGAAAAACTCTGGGTAATCATCCGCCTCAGTGTCGGGTACAACCTCAACAATGCGAACCGCAAGTGTTGATGTTGCCGCCAAGCTTCCGCCGTTTGATCCAACAGCCAATGCAACACCAGACTTACCGTTTGCTGTTGAACCAGATGTGTTGAAGTCAAGCGCCGCATTCATGCCGACTGCACCAGCGAATCCAGAACCGTCTGTTCCGCTGTTGAATGTGCCGAGAGCCGCTGTTCCCTTCACTTGGAAGATCAGGTCTGGGTCGTCAGCTACACGAACGAATACTTCGGTCGCGCCGCCTGTGACCAAGTTAGCTGGCAAGAAGTTGTCGAACTGAGTGACACCGTTAGAGTCAATGTAACGACAGCCCACACATACGCCCATGATTCCTGCAGTCGCATCTGCGGCTGTTGCAGGGATCTTGATCGCTGTTGGTGTTGAAGATACTGCGCTCGGTAGTCCAGCCGTTGACAGAACAACTAAGTCACCATTGAAGATGGCGGCAGAGTTGTTTGCCTTGACCGGGTACTCCCGGAACGCACCGTTAAAATAGCCGAATCCAAGCTTCTGCTTGGGGATCAGGCCATAAGGGGTGCTATTTGAAGACATTTCCTTCTCCTAATTGTCAACGCGGCACCCCTTAGCACTAAGAGTTGCCGCTTCCAAACGATACTTTTGTTGATCGCTCTGGTCTCAGCAAAGGCATCCGTGGGTCGTTTTCCCGCAGATAACTATTGTCAACTGATTCCATCTGACGATCGTTCATTTCTTGGAGATACTCTTTACGAGCCTCAACATTCTCTTTGCTGTTCTTACAAAGTAGCAAACCACCAACCTCAACATTGCCTTCAAAACGGCTGTCGATATCCGACATTACTCGCAGTTCAGGGTGTTCCTCAGCTTTCACTGGCTCCCATCCTTCACGGAATTTAGCTGATACGTTGGTGTTATCTGCTTGTCCCAGCATAGATGTCCGGATCCAACGGTACGAATACCCATCTTCTCCGACTGGGGTTGGAATGCGTGATGCTGGAGCCCATCTTTTCTTGCGCTCAGTTTTATCTCGGGTCTGAGAGTCCCGTGGTGACCTAGTGCTCATCGTTGCATTTCCTTCAATTTCTGCGCCGCAAACTGTTCGTTTGTAATCCCAAGCTTCTTGGCGAGCTTCACTTCGGATGGATTTAATTTTACTTTGCGTGATCCTTTGGACGATCGATTCGTCGGGGCCACCACGTTGGCCGGTTGTTTTGCTTCACCGAAGTTTTCGGGGAATCTGGCACGAACGCTTCGATCAATTTCGGCATAGTACTCATCACTTCGAGTATCGTATCCGCTCTTGACGAGACGTTCATGGACACCGAATGCATAGGATGTCATCTCTGGATCCTGTCGGAACCAAGTGTTTCGGGCCGCCCATTCCTCTGCTTTTTGGTCGGGTGCCTGCACTTGCGGTGTCTGTGTAAACTGTGGTTCTGGAGGTGGAACAAACTCGCGCTTCTTGTAGTCTGCGATCTTACTACGCTCGACCTGTAAAGTGGTTAGCCGATTTTGCGCTTCAAGAATTGCGTCAGTGTCACCCGAATCATAAGCGTTTCGGTATAAAGCTTTAGCTTGCTCAATTTGAGATTCAACACGAGTCTTTGCTTGGTCGATGAGAACTGATTCTCCATCGATAAGGTTTTTAGAAAGCTTAGTATTCTCTTCGTGTTGCTTCTTCGCGTACTCCACAGCCGCATCTCTAAGTCGCTCTGCCTCTTCTTTTCGGCGGCGCTCCTCATGCATTCGATGAGTGAGTTGGCTGATACGCTTCTTGACGTTATCGGAGTAGTTTTGTAGCTCTTCATCTGGAACCTCTGGCTCCTGAGCCATCTCATCATCCGATAGACGTGGTCGCCCTCGATCTTCTTCGGGGGTATCGTCTACAATCTCAACTTCGAAGTCATCGTTAGACTCAGTTTCGATTTCTACTTCGTTCTCTAGTTCTTCGTTCATGCGCGTTCAATGCCTCTTGGATCTTCGACAACTGCTTCGACCGTATCATCATTGATGAGACGGAACTCCTGTCCCTTCACCTTGAAACGGGTGCCGGAATAAGAACGGAAAATAACCCAATCGCCCTCTTTGCAATAGGGGCCAGTGGGAAACTTGTCTGGATCACCATACGCATCTTCGCCCATCTCTATGACGTGACCAAAGATTGATGCTGTAGATTCTTTTGCGCGATAGTCATTCGCGATGATAATGCCGCCCTCGGTCTTTTCTTCGATCTCTGGGCAAGCAACTAGTATTTTGTATCCCTGAGGAACTGGAAGGATTGCTTCCAATTCTTCGGTCATTTCAAAATTTTTGACCTGCATTGTTTTCTCGCTTACGGTTTAGGCCCGCAGTTACCTTTGCGCTTGTGAAGCGTAATTTCCACTGCTTACAGTATATCACCCATTGACAGGGTTATTCGGCTTTGTTGATTCGCTCTTCAAGGTCGATAATTTCTCGCTCAATCGTTGCGAATGCTTTGATCATTCCACAGCAATATTGATACTGCTCATGATCATCACAGCCACCTGTGGATAGGTGATCGGCTGTTGAGTTCATGTGTTCTCTGATTCGGTTTCTGATATATTCCATCTCGGTCATGTGATCTCCAAAAATTCTGCAACTGCAGGATTTTAATCTTTACCGATTTGCTTCGCTATATCAAGACCAATTTCAACACCGTCTTTAATATCTTCCCGAGTCAGCTTGTCCTGCTCAGTGGCAATCTTCACACCAAGGCGAGCGCCTTCCTGACGTTCCATCGAAGCGATTCTCTCTTGATCGATCTGAGCAGTGATCTCTTTGCTCTTTGATTCAATCTGGAGTTTCGCAAGATCCAGATTCTTCTTATGCTCAAACTCTGCTTCTTTGAGACTGAGCTCTCGATTTTGGATTTGAGTGAGCGGGTCTTTTGCTTGCTTCTCAGCCTCCATTTGAGCGGCCTCTGCTTCATCCTTCTGAAGAAGCTTCTGAGCGGCTTTCGCGATGACTGGAGATAGATCACGTTCAACATCCTCTGGAATCGTTTTCTCTTTCGGCAATGGAACACCCAACTGCTTTTCGATTTCCCTACGATACTGGAACGCAACATGTTCCTGCATATGCTCAACCAATGCCGCTTGGATCTGGCCTGCGAATGGTGACTGACCAACAAGTTCGCGGATCTTCGGATCCTGAATAAATGCCATGTGAACTTGAATGTGCGCCTCGTGATCCTGATAATCGAATGCTTTGATCGCTTCCTGATTAAGAGTGGCCATATTTTCAGAGACTGGGTCCATCGGCTTGATCTCTTCAGGCAACTTCACAATCTCGTCCGCATCTTTAATATCAAGAACTTCAAGCATCTGGCGATGCAGTTTCGCCATGTCATAGAACTGAGGGGATTGTTGCGCCAACTGAAGAGCGGCTTGATACTGAACAACACGTTGAGACATGGTTGCCGCGTTCGGGTCAGAGACCGGAACAACATCAACTCGGCCGTCAAAGTCCATGGTCCGAGAATACTGACCGTCAAGATAGTAGTCATATTCTGGTGGCATATAGTCGTGAATGACTCCGGCGATTAGTTTGAGCTCTCGGCGCAAACTTGCATGGAGTCTGGCCTGTACTGCAGACATGACCTTCATGCTTCGTTCGAGTAATGCAAGTGTTGTTCCAACGGGAGCATTAGCAGACATGTTGCCAACATCAAGATCCGCAACAGATCCGATACGTCTACCTTCCTCAACAATGTTTCCAAGAAGCTGATACAGGACGCTTGATGGTTCCTTGTATGGGAGTGGGTAGATGTTATCTCGGATCGCACCACCGGGGACATCCACGTCACGGAACTCACCGGGTGATAACGGAGAGTCATCTCCTTTGATCCGGAGTCCTCTGGTCTTCAATCCCGCTGGCAGGTTAGCCAGTGTACCTGCATCAACAAGCTGACGCAGGATTGATGTCGCTGACTTGGCTAGGCCACCAATAAGATGAATAAGCCCAAAGCCATAGAAGCCCATTCCGGGCAGGTATTTGTAATGAACAAAGTGATCTCTCTTACGTTTCTTCGTATCATCTTCATACCAGTTTCTCCTGATCGAAAGAATCTCTCTGGATGTCTTGTCGATTGTAATTACATAAGGACGAGCGATCCCGTTCTCATCATCAAACGGTTCCGGCAGGTCGATATCAACATGCATTTCCAGAAGGGTACGGCGATCATCATCATCAAGAGAATAGCTTTCTCCATCCAGATCATCGTACTTTTCTTGAATGTCAGACATATCCTCTTCGGCTGGCGGTAGTTCGATGTCCCGATAAAATCCGTTCACCTGAAGCTTGAGAACTTCATTCTCACTCTTCTTCATCACCTGTGTGTATCGTTCGCATGTGCTGAGATCACTTGCACCGTAAGACACAATAAAGTCTTCAGCAGGAACGAATATCGCTTCTGGACGCTCGAGCATTGGATCGAAGTACACCTTACGGAATGCAGATCCTGCGAGCGGTAACTGAAACAGGAGTTGTTCTGTTTCGTTGCGGTAGTCTGTCATTCTTTCTGTGAGCTGATAATTCATTTCGTTCTCGATGCGAACTGCCTGCTCATTTACTTCATTGTTCATCTCACCGAGAACCTGTGTACGAACAGGTCCTGAGGCCGGGAACATTTCCATGATTGCCTGTGCTTGGAATCTGACAACTGCTTCTGTCAGTACAGGGTGGAACACACCGCATGCGCCGGGCCATGGCTGGTCGCGTTCTTCTATTTTCATGCCAAGAAGGTCGAGGCCTTTGATGTATCCCTGAGCCCATTCTTTCCGGCTGTTTCGGTCGCCAAGGAAACTTTCAATGAGATCTGATGCTATTGATTGAAGTTCACCTTCTTCGATGAACTCAGCAAGATTCGAATCATGATCCGGACCTAAGATGTCTTCTTGCATATCTGGATCAAGGATGATGGAGACACCACCGTCTTCGTCTTCGATTGACACAGCGTCGGGGTTGATAATCTCGATCTCGAGTCCCTCTGGCTGTTCGCCTTCTAACATATTTGTTAATTCAACTGGGTCAATCTGCTTTTCAATGGCCATCAATAATACTCAACTCGTCTGTTGTATCCGTTGTCTTCTTCCCAGTCATCCATCGCTGACCGGATCCATCCGCCTTGGCGGAATCTTAACAATGCCTGTGTTGTGGAGTCCACTAAGTCATCGTGATCTCCAGACGGGAATGACGCACACTCTTCAATCAGTTCATCTGCCCATCGGGTGGGTGGTGCCCATACGCAACCTGATGCAAACAGGTCGGTCACGGCATTCACTCGAGCGATTTTGTCCTGACCTCTGGATGGTGTGAATTCTGTTACCGGAATACCCATTGCTCTTAGTTCAAAGATCAGTGGCGCACCGGAAGCTTTCTTCTCCACGATCATTTGGTCTGGCTCCCATTGCCAGTAATGCTCGTAAGCGACCCGTTTCAGCTCCGGAAATTCATATTTCTCCTTGAAGCTATCTAATAGTATCAGATTCGGGACTTCTTTCCCCGACTCATCTGGGTGATAGAATATGCCCCACGTTGTACAGGCGCTGTAATCCGATCGTTGCGTCTTCAAGAACGCGGTATCCCAGCTTTGAATGATGGCTTCACAGGACGGCGGAGCATCTCGCTCCCATTCGCGCCACCATTCGCGCTTAATGAGCGCCCCTTCTTCACTTGTCGGGTTCTGTTGGTACTGTGCGTTCCATTTTGAAACAGGAAGTTCCGCTTTCAGCGCCTCGAGCTGGGGTAATGGCCAGAATTCAGGCCACAGTGGGTCGCCAGACGGCATGATTGCAGGGAATTCTATGACCTCCCACTCATCAGAACCCTCTTTCGCGGCAGAATTGTTGATAATTTTTCCGGTTAGGTCTCTTGTGGACCACCGAGTCATCACAATGATGATGGCACCACCCGGTTGTAGACGCTGTCGTGGTCCTGATGTGTACCATTCGTAGACCTTGTCATAGACTTCGGGGTTATAAGCACCGATTGCGGCATCTTGTTCCGAGTGTGGGTCATCAATAATTAACACATCAGCTCCTTTACCGGTGACCGCACCGCCCACACCGATCGCGAAGTAGTCCCCGCCCTTGGATGTGGACCAACGACCGGCCGCCTTGGAGTCTGATGACAGTTTTGTTTCGGTAAAAATATCTGTGTAGTCTTTTGAGTCCGCAAGGTTACGGACTTTACGGCCGAAGTTCACTGCAAGTTCTGCGGTGTGTGCCGTCTGAATGATCTTCTTCTCTGGATATTGCCCAAGAAACCATGCGGGAAACAGGTAGGACGCAAACTCTGACTTTGTATGCCGAGGTGGCATGTTAATAATCAGGCGTTTAAGTTCGCCCCGTGCCACTTTCTCAAAGGCCTCAGCCATGATTGCATGGTGCCGTCCCGCAATAAATGCAGGCCAGACATGTTTAACAAAATCCAAAAAATGAACACGAGCCTTTTCTTGTGTACGAGCAATCGACAATTGGGTAACAAGGTTCAGTATATCCCGCTGTTCATCAGGAGGGAGCTGGCTGATCTTCGGGAGAAGTGCCTGAAGATCGCCAAGCTCTGAAAGACTTTCCGCGTTCACGGTTAGCCGTTTGCTGTTTCGATTATTGTTTTCTTGGCAAGTTCAAGGGAGTAGACAATGTCCGCTGTATTGCCTGTAGAAGAACATACAGTGAAGTTATCTTCTCCGGTCCATCCAACAAGGATGACATGTTGCCAGTGATACTCGTCCATGGCGCTATTTATCATTTCCTTCGGATCAATGTCGTTTAATGTGATATCGCCGTTGAATGGGATTACGTTGTCATCACTCATCGTAGTACCCATACATATCATCAACGATCTTATCTACCTCATCGTACAATGCTTCACGCACTTCCTGAGGATCTTCTTCTTCTTCGCTCTCTGTTTCGGGCGTTTCATTGATGTCCATGACAGACTTAACGAACGAATCAAGACCAATAATCACTGATTCAATGTCTGGGGTTTTTGTATTGACCTCGTAAGCGAACGAGTTGTTTGCGGATTCAAAATTGATTTTGAAGTACATGTGCGTCTCCGTGCTTATGTGCCCACAAAAAATGGGGGCCGTGATGGCCCCCGTAGCAACCTTTGTGGGAGACGTAACCTTACCTAAGACAGGAGGTCTGTTGCTGAATACAGTGTAACAGAAAAAATTCCGCAGTTGCAGAAAAATGTGGCGTGACAGATTTTCAATTTCCTGCTACCCTCTTCTCGTATAGTACTTACAGACTACAAGTACTATAAGAAAATACTTCGTATAGTACTACTCGTATAGTACTTTCGGGCGTGAAACATTTTCGTGAAACAGGACCGAAACAATGAAGCCGAATACACGGGCAATCCTCGAAGAATGTATCGACAATGGTATCGCCTCAGGTTACGACCGGGCACATAAACACACGGATGCGCCACACGAAGTACTTATCTTCAGTAGTATCTCTGATGCCATATGGTTAGAGATTGACGAGAAGTTCACATTCGAGTCAAGCAGAGACCTGTGCTCAGAGATTCTAGAAGGTCTCAGAGAACTTGCCAACGATAGAGACTTGTAGTTTAAAAGCTACATGCATAGGAATACTATGCAAAATTTCTCACCCTGTATGATTCCTTGGGCATTATTCTGAAGTGCCCTCAGACCGATTCTAAGGCCCTGTGTCGGGCAAAACCTTCAAGGGGTACCCCTACTATTATCGGACAACATACTGTCTGTTACATGCCGTTATAAGTAGGTTATGGGCAATATAGTGTCCGATACGAAACTGATCTGATTGTTTGTGTGGAACAATATGTATGTATGTACGCACACGGCCGTCACGTTTAGGGGGGGCACCCCGTGGGTGGGGTCAGCCAGTGAGCAGATCCTTGAGGCGGGCGGCCAGTTCCTTCTCGAGCTCAGCACTGCTCTTGGTCTGATCGTCCTGCTCGACTCTGTCAGTGAACATGGCGATCGATTTCCCCAACAGCTCGAGGGCCCTGATTCGAGCGCTGTCACTGGGTGCGTTCGTGGCCTCCTCGTGAAGCCGCTCCAACACGAGCCTCTTCAAGCGAGCGTGGTCAAGCAGTGATTTCTCTTCCATGGCGCGTTGGACACTATTGACCCTTTGTGCAACCTTTGGGACATCCATCAACTTGCTTGCCTCAGTCCAGACACTCGAGTCCTTCATATTCTCTGTGCTGTAGGCAGATCGATACGCATCGCTCAGCGTCTTGCCTGTTGCTACCGCTTGGGCGAATGCTTCCTGCTTCGCTGTCAGTCCATCCTTCACTGACTGACCTGCCACTACTCTCAATGTCTTCTCTTTCACTTGGGGGTTTCCTATGTTTCGGGCGATCAAATCCTGCAACTGCGGGATTCTCGATACTGTATATATTAACAGCATTCTGACACTTCTCGCGAACACCCTCAGATCCGGCCATAAATCGGGGCTAAAAATGGGTCCAAAAAACCCTTACGAATCAATGGTTTACAAGGGCGTTTTTCGTGAAACAATCGTGAAACATCCGTCACTTACCTGTCACAAACCGCACTTGGTGCGTGGGTTTTAGGGGTGATTTTGGGTGCCTCGAAAAAAAATCTGACCGGTTGGGAATAAATCCGAACCCCCGTTCGTTTACACCATGACAGCAACGGGAGAGACCAAGCCGTGAACAAGCAACCAATCTGGAAACAAACCGACTACTTCAATGACCGCTCAGGCGACATCTGGACGATCACCGCGATCGAATGGAGTGAGCTCGCAGGCGACTACTACTACACCTTGATCAACTGCATGACCGATCAGACCGCTGAGGTACAACAGAGAAAGCTAGGGTCATGGTTGTTTCGGGTTCACGAGTCGGATTGATCCGGCTCAGAATTCCGCAACTGCAGAATTATTTTTGTCTTTTTTTGTTTAGGGGTGTTCACATGTGTGCAAATTCATGCTACCCTCGGCCCATCATTCACAACAAAGGAGAACACACCGCGACACGCTGAGGCGCCAAAAACGCCTAGCCCAAGGGGCTCGCAACCCCTGCTTTCGAGGCTAACCGCTCTGACTCCGATGGAACCCAAAGATCGGACGAGTGCGAATGGGGATCACGAGGGACGCTCTGGCACACCACTATCGTTCCGCCGATCAAGCTAAAAGCACTGCACGATGTGAATCGATGACTGTGGTGCGCTGTGTGTCTGCAGGCATTGGCGAGCCTGCACTGATGAGAACGCCAACGAAACACACTGGAGAATCTTATGAACCCAATCATCGAAACTGAAAACTTCATCGCAACACCTAAGCGTGTCACTCCTTTCGAGGAAACCATCACCATTGTCCACGATGGACGTGACTGCGAGCCACGCCCGTTCTTCGCAGTGAACGCGACAGTGAACCACGACAATGGCCGCACTTACCGCGCCATGTACCACTGCTTCCCTGACACGCACACCCACGCCGTGACAGGCGAGGAGTTTGCTATCTGGAATGTTCAATTGATGGGCGCGACTCACAAAGACTCAGCAGGCAGGAAGCGCTTCCTTCCCAAGAATGCCAAGAGTTTGCGCTATGACCTGTCATTCATTCCATGTCAATTGATTCGGGCTTACATGCAGAAGCATGGGTATTTCGATTAATCAGTCACCTGCCACAGTGTCCTGCGGGGCACTGTTTCGGTCTGACTGACCAACCTCTGCGGCTCAGCACATCGCCCTTGAATGCGGCGGTGTGTTCGAGCCCATCCCTAGTCACCTGTCACAGCATCCTGCGGGGTGCTGTTCCGGTCTGACTGACCGCTTTGAAATCAATGGAGAATCAATATGAGCAACATGATTACTTGGGATGATTCGTTCGAGGCGATTTACAACCGTCTCACTGAGGGGCATGACTACATGCCTTTCGAGGATGCCGTTCGCGAGTATGCCATCGGCAATCTCAATCCTCTGAACTATCCATGTCCGGAGGTTGGAGTCCTTTTGGACATTCATCAGTCGTTCAAGGGTTCTTGTTACGGCTCAACGATTTATTAATGTCACATAGGGGGATTGAAACGTGATCGTTTATCAGATCAAGCAAATCACTTTGGGCAA